ATGGCATCCTGCACATTACCCATCGTGTCGGCCATACCCTCATTGCCCAAAGCATCGAACATGGAAGACATCTGTCCTGCAAAATTGCCGACAAGATCAGCACTTTCAGCGGCACTTTCTCCCAACCGTCCGATTTTCTTTTCCAGTTTGTCGCTGTCTTTTTCAGAAGTAAAAAGTTCTTTTACATTCTTCGCTAAGGTTTTGAATGGATTTACAGCCAACTGTGCATCTTGCAACTGGGGGATGGCTTTTATCAATTTATCCAACAAAGAATAAGCACCCTTAACATTTTCAATACTACCATCATCTTTCGTAAAAAAAGAAGTAAATCCATTGGGCTTTCCATCGCTATCATAGGAAACCTTTGCATTATTCTTGATTTCCCTTGCGATACGTTCAGCCTCTTTCAAATCAGAGAATGAACGTTGCTCTTTATCTCCAAATATTTTCTCCCATTCAGGTAACAATTGTAATAAGGTCGATTTTAATTCAATCAGCTTCTTATTATATTCATCAAGATAAGCCTTCTGAACATTGTTTAGACCTGACGTATCACCAACCAACTCCCCATTTTTTCCGACACTTAATCCAGTCTTTGATGCGTACTGTTCACTTAATATTCGTATCTTTTCTATCGTTGATCTTGCATTGGCAATAACCTTTGTATCATCAAGTGCAATACTTACCTTATCTTTCTCAAATGCCTCTTTAGCATCCTTCCACACCTTAAAAAATTGCTTATATAATGGGCTGTCTTTACCTCCTAATATACTTTCTGCTTCATCGTCACTCAAAGTGAATGGAAGATCAACAGCCTTTTCTTTGAGTTTCTTTTGTACTGTATCTATTAAATATTGCGCTTCATTCTCATAATCAGTCAAAAAACCAAAAGCATAAGTTGAAGCATCCTTCTTACTTGCACCGGCATTGATAAGCTGCTTGTATATATCCCATTTCTTTGAAACATCAGACACGTACCTTTCAAGTTCCTTTGTGGCCTTATCCGAAGCTTCTTTCATAGCGTTGGCATCAATATCCAAAAGCACTTTCCGTATAGAAACTTTCAATTCCCTACGCTCTTTGGTCTTATCGTCAAGCTGGTTAAGAATCTTATTCAATTCATCCCGATAATTTACAATATTCACCGGTTCTTTACCTTTAAATAAGGAATCAAAAATACCCGATTCTTTAACCTTGCTGGCAGCTTCTCCCTTTCCAACAATGTCAGTCCACTTCTTATATTCAGAATATGCCTCCTTTAGTAAGTTTACCCGTTCTTTCAATCTTTCGGCAAAGGCATCCTTTTTGCTCTTATCCTTATTTGGATCAGTGAGAGAAAAACCGATTTCTTTAGCTCCTTTCTCACCGGCTTGCATTGTGTCGAAAGCCTTTTTATAATCTGATACAATTTGCTTCTGCCAGTCGGGAAGTTTTGACAAGTCAATAGCTCCAATACCTGACAAATCTATTCCGGCTTTAATCAATACCGGCTTCAATTGATTTGTTGTCTCTTTAGCTTCCTTGTATCCTTTTTGTATTCCTTCAATGATTTTCTCTGAATCTGTGGAAACCTTTATTTGGGCTTCAAATTGCCCATCTGTGGCTTCATTGAACTTTTTCTGCAAATCAGAAAAACTTTGACTGGCTTCTGTATATTCAGCATTAATCTTGATATTGAACTCTTCTTCAAGAGTCTTCTCGTTAAAGAAGTCTCGCATATATTTCGGCATCTTCTCGAACGTATCAAAGAAAGAACTTATATCCAAACCGATAGCTATTTTCTGCGCATCACTCAAATTCTCCAAATCCCAGCCGGCAGCTTTCAGCCTCGACTTGTACCCAGATAGGAAGTCTTTCATATCCGGCAATACATCTTCCATATAAATACGCTTAGAGTTTTTCCACGCTTTCCGCAATTGAAAAATATCATCTCTATATCCTCCAGTGAAAGGCAACTCATTATTCAGGCTGGCCAATGCTTTGGGGTATTCTTTGAGAATGGATAGCTGTTCTTTCAGCGGTTTACCCGAAGCGGCTTTGGCAAAATCACCATGTTTGGCTATAACTTTCTGCATGGCGGTGGAATACTCGATATAGCTGCCTGACATGCGGCCAATAATCTTGTTTACCCGTTCCTCCGCATCAATGTAGTCATTGATATTTTCAAGAAAACTGTCATCAAAATAACCGTCAGTCGCTTCATTGGCATGTTCAGACGTACCTTTTATGGCATTCAACAATCTATAAGCCTCTTTTGTATCATTCAAAGCATTCCGAAGCAATATATATTGTTCTGCAAGGCTTTTAACCGTATTTCCTTCATCATCAGTCTTAAACGTTTCATTAAAAGTGTCTGCCCAAACTGGAGAATAATCCTTTAATGCTGTTTTCATTTCTTCAATAGAAGAAATCAGTGAGGCATCATTCGCCTTAAAAGGATCAACATCAGCAAATTTTTGAGCTTCTTTCGTTAAATTCTTGAAACCGTCTTGTGCTCTTGTTGTCAGCTCGGAAATACGCTCGTTCATTTCGTCAGCCTTTTGCCCGGACTTATACCATAATTCAGTAATGGCAAAAAGTCCAGCGAACAAATACATGTATGGATTGAACAAACCCTTAAAAGCAGTCCAAACTTGTTTGGCTCCATAACTAAGCATTGTCATTGCCACACGAGCTTTTCCAGCTGACATAGCCACTTGAAGTTCAGCTTTTGATATATTAAGTAATTGGGTAATATGTCCTGCCTGACCTGATTTAATTTTCCCAAGTGTTATCAACCTCAACGCTTGTTCTTTGTTCAATGCGCCACTAACAGCCAATGCCCTCCATTCTGCGGTAGTCATAGCATTTCTTGAAGCAATCAATCCTTTTTCAGCGGCAGTTAAAGTGCGGTAATTGGAAGCCATCACTAAATCCGCTGCTGTTTTCTGTTTAGCTGCGAGTGTTCCTTTTATTAATGTAGCATTTGCCACTCCCATGGCACGTGATCCTGCATAAACCGCAACCCGATATGTTCCAAACGCAGCTGTGGCCGCTGTTATAAAAGGTACAATTTCTTTCCAATTTTGAGCAAGGGTGGTAAGGCTTTCGGCAGTCCATTTCAATGTACTACCCATTGACTCCGCAATATCACCAAGCATAATGTCAATCGCATCAGCCAAGTTCTTCCATTTGGACTTAACTGATTCTGAAAGAACTTCCTGCATATTATTAAACATGCCACCATCATCCGTAAGTTCCCAAAGAACATCTTTTACATCCTCAAACGTAACCTTCTTTTTCGAGATCATATCAAGCACTTCACCGGCACTGACAATGCGGCCTTCCAACTTGCTGAATCGCTCGGCCAGTTTATCCACCATAGGAATGTTCGCTTCCGTCAATTGTCGTAATTCCGTTCCTTTCAAGAATTTAGCAGCCTTTATCTGACCGTAGGCCAATATGATACGTCCCATATCAACACCTACACCGGCTGATATATCAGCCAGCCTTTTCATGGTATCATACAATTCATTGTATGGTATAGAATACGCGGAAAGTTGTTTGGCATACTGATTCAAGTCCATAACCCCGAACGGAGAAGCAACAGCCAGTTTCTTAATCTGATTGAATATGGTTGTAGCTTTGCCTTCATCTTGCAAGATAGAGGCCATTGCAATTTTCTGATTCTCCAACTCACCACCAATATCAACCACTGCACGTAAGAAATTTTGTGCCGCATAAATGGAGTATAGCCCCAAAAATTCATTTCTTAATTGTCCGACAATACTCAACTGGCTGTTCATTGCTCCATTCATATTGAGAGTGGCTGTCATGTGCCGCCTTGCTGCATTGGCTGATCTCTCACGGGCATTAGCCAAATCCAGTTCCGCTTTGGCGGCACGGGCGGCTCTTTGTCGCGCAAGCTCACGTGCAGCTGCGGCAGAAGCCTCCGCTTTGGTTTGAATGGCTGCGGCTTTGGCGGCGCGTAAATCACTTGCTGTAAAGTTTGTATTCAACCCGGCGGCTTGCAAGGCGGCACGGACAGCTTGTGTGGTACTGGCCTTATCCACTACCACATTGATCTTAAACTTCTCACTTTGAAGCAAAGTCTTCATATCGCCAACTAACTTCTTCTTGTCAAAACCCACATCAAGTTTTGCCTGCAAGTCTTTGGTGATTTCCGCTTTCAATTTTTTACGTTGTTCCGCTGTCTTATCACGGAACAGTATATCAAAATATAAATTACCGAGATCAGCCATATATTATTGTGTTTGTGTTACTTATAATCATTAATGTTAATTGCTGTTTCTCCATTGCCATACTTATCTTTCCAGCGTTTGGCAGCATCCTCTATTTCGCTTACGGAAGGGGATTTGAAGTTCTTCGTATCGTGCTTCTTTTCCTTGTTGTCCTTGTCACAATCTGTAACCACAATAGACACATCCATTGCCAATAGTTCAATTTGTGCATTTGTAAGTACCCAATAAATACCAAACAAGGGCTTGCTTATTGGAATCCCAAATACTCTCAAAGGCTCTGTCAGCCACGGATAGGACTTGCCTATTTCCCACGTTTGTCCGTAGCTGGTTCGTGAAGGATATGCTCTGCTTCCTCTTTTGTCATTGTCATCATCGTGTCCTTCATCGCGGTCAGATATATGGTAGCAGTCAAGTAGTCTTCCACTGGAATTTTTTTTTTGCCGACGGCTATAACCTTCATCAGCTCATGATCTCCATATTGTTTGATATAAAAGAACCATCGCCACAAGAAAGGATAGAAGAACTTGATCTTCCAATATCCGTTCAAAATGATAGCGGCTGCACATTGGCAACTGATCTTATCATCATTTCCCGATTTCTGCATGGTACTGGTGAATTTGCGTATAGTCCCTCTTTTCAGCCATGAAATACCATATTTCTTTCCTCGGACTTCCACATAGTCCACACTGTCTTCCAACACATCATTCAATAGCCTTTCATCCTCCGGTGTAGGAAGTGTTATGTCATTCTTCTTTGTCATATTTTATCGTGTTTTATACGAAAAAAGGTGGTGGCCGGTATCAAGTAGCTCACCACCTTTTCGCTGATATGAATTTTGCAAAGTGTTATATCCTAAGTTTTTTATTCGGACACTTTTTTACGTAAAATGTAAATAGAGGCACCCTTAGCATCATTCAACGGAGAAACAGATACATTAAAGTACCCCGGCTTATCCTGCTCGCTGACGAAGTTGCTATACCCCTCAACATTCGGTAAGAACAAGGCTGTTTGACGGTCTTCACTACGCATGAAGAGTCCTCCGATTACTTTCTTCGGTTCGATATTGTAACCTTCACCTTCATAAGTCTCACCATCAATGGTAGCAGTCATAGTCACCGTTTCCGCTTTCTTGTTCAGTAACAAGTCATTGATCTTTCCTGCCACGGAAGGTACTTGAAACTGAATATCGGAATCTCCAGCATTAGCAATAGAAGTCCAAGTTGCTCCGGTTGTCAACTTGATCTTGGAAACATCGGCAGCTCCGGTATCAAATGTAACTCCGTCAGAGAGTACCGGCAGCTCCATATCAAAAGCCGCTAAAGTTGCGAGGTCACTATTGACTTTGGACACATAATAAACCTCCTTCATCTGATTAAAGAGCACCTTTAACTCTTCCAGTTTGGTAGTAATAGAAATCTCTGCCATAATCGTATCTTTTTAAGTTTGTGTCATTTGTTTATTATTAGCTTCGCTTGTATTATTAAGGAATGAAAACCGAGTCCGTCATTTCCTCCGGGAAGCAATCGTGGACTTACAGCTGAAAACAATTCCGTCACTATTGGAAATTTTGAAACCACTTCCATTTGCATTTCATCCAAACGGACTGTATTCTCAATACCGTTTGAGCGATCATGCGCAAAAACGTTTATCTGACAGTAAGTGTCTTGGTAGGTACTTCCTTTATCTTGGATAGTTTGTGGCAACCGGATAACAACAAAGTCCTTCATCGCCTTTTGTTCAGCAGCCGGACGATCTGTTATGAAAACCTTTTCACCAATGCCGGTTACTGCATCAGCGATTTGTTTTAATATATCCATACGTCTATAAACTGTCCGTCCCATCATTTCATTGGTTTAAAGTTCTTGAATAATGTATTTTGTGCCCTTTGAAATGTTCCGGTCAGAACATCTGCATTCAACACATTCTCCAAATAGGTTGAATATTCAGTACCCGTGCACATTACTATCTCAAATCCTTTACGTGATTCCGACTTATATCTTTTCAAGAAATCAAAGGAGAATGCTTCGCCATAACCTTTATCAGTTTCTATTGTTCCAGTAAAACGTCTGTTCTGATTATCATAACTGACACCTACAAATGTTTCACCTTTAGTCAGCTTTACTCTCACCGGTTGTTTCATTGAATCTCCACTACAAACGAAATAGGAAAATCTACCGTCCATGAATAATCCGCACGCATAACTGGTTATTGTATTACCCGTAAGATTCCGAAAGCCTGACTTGTTATCAAGTGCATCTTGGATAAGTTCTTCACAGCATTTAGTCAAGACATCAAAGATATATCCTGAAACAAGCTCCTTTGCCTTCCTTATTCCTTCATCAAACAATACTTCATTGCTCCGGTTATCCATGCGTTAATTTTTTGCAAGATTGAAATACACAGTTGTTCCCAAATTTCCGGCATAGCTATCAGTAACCATACATTGAGTGAAAGTGCCTTGTCTGTCCGTGACATCTATCAGATCACCGGCCAATATTCCTTCAACAATTCCGGGAAGGCTCAACAGATAATCGCTCTTTATCACATTATCGGTTTTGAATGTCCGCAAATTTGTACTACCTTCCTTTCGGCATATACCTTCATACAAGATCACCTTCTCACCATCACTGAAAGAATCCTCACCTATAATTCGGTAAACAGTACATTTGTGCGGATGCCGTGGATTATTTACTTTCATACTCAAAAATTGACTATTCTGATTTTAGTGCCCTTTACAACTTCTTCATCCCATTTCTCATACAGTTCTTTCGCCATTTCACGGAGTTGCCGCTTGTCGTATGCGCTGGTCTGCCAACCACCTTCCTTATGCTTCCATCCCCCGTCACTGTCTTCGGTATCATTCTTACTGCTTGGAGTGCTTGCACACCACATATAAATATCGGCAGTGGCAAGATCAAGTTGCCTTTCGGTCAGTTCACTTACCATTGTTCCAAAAGCGATTTTCCGCTTGACAAGAACCCTTTTGAGGGCGTTATCCGCTATTTCATAAGCGGTTGCGCCACTCAAAAAGTCTTCAATGGTCATATCTTCCGTATGAGAAAGTTCCTCACTCATTCTTGCATGAAGTTAAGAGTTACACAGTCACAGTAGAAATGAACATATACTGCGGCATTCTCGGCACACACATTTGGGCGGCTTCACTTTCAATATAGATTGAATGTGTTTCAGGATTGGCTCTCTGTGTCAGTTTCAAACGTCCACCGTCATAAGAAGCAACCTTGTTTGCCTCATATCCCAAAGTCAAAGGTTCCACACCTTGAATTGTACCAATCTGACCTACCGGTATAAAGGCGATATTGGTAGCCTTGAAGTTTTCCACTTGTTCAGTGATAAGATCAGGCTGTCCGTCTGCATCCTTACCGGGCTTGTCAACAAAAGCATAGCTGTCACGTGGTACGATTTCATCCACTTTAACCAGTTTCTTGAAAATGGCTTTCAGGCGGTCTTCATCTTCATTCTGTGCATTGGCAATAACCGTACTATCATCCGTCACAGTCGGATAGAGAGAATGACCGATACGTTTAAGAACCGCAGTATGAGTCATTAAATCATCCCACAAGTCCTGCGCCAGCTCCATCCTGATCTTGCCCAAATAATGATATTTGCGGCGAATCTCTTTCACTCTGTTCTTTATATCCATAATCGGATCAGAGGCAGAGCCTTGATTTGCCGGAATATGTTCATCCTTAGTCCACCAACGGCTTGTGCCGGCCAATACCTGGTAATGGTTTTCAGGGATATTAAAGTCAATAGTGATACCCTTCAAACCACGTGGGTTGTTATCAGTATCAATAGTGAACTTACCCGTGGAAACAATTCTCATTCGCTGGTGAGTAAGCGCATTGTAGTACGATCCGATAAGACCGTCAGCACTTTCATCAAGCAAGCCCAAGAACACATTCTGCATCTCTTCCGTCAATGCGGACATGCCTACCCGTTGCAACAGCTGTAATTGTTGTCTCACAGTCACACGGTTCAAACGGTAGAACTTCTTTTGAGTCGGGATATTACCCGTCCTTCCTTCGAGTTCTCCCAATGCAGCTTCATAACCCGGACTTTCCGGATCAACGTAAGCTGGCAGCGTTTTCACGCCGAGGCTCGTAATAAGCTGGGAGAAAGTATAATCCAACTTGGTTGCTTCAAATTCAAAACCATCAATTTGAAGTAGGTCATACTTCTCCTTGTAACGGTCAATAAATTCTTGCCAAGTGTCCCCACCAAGCCCATATTCGATAACCTTGTACAAATCAATAGGAAGTGTATTCATACAATTGTCGTGTTTTAAATGTTATTTTCAAATTCTTCTACTGCACCCATACAATTTGAGGAAGTGTAGTAATCTTTTGCAGGATAGCAACCACTTTTTCGTCAAACATGTACTGATAAATCTCTCCGGCATAGACTACTGTCCCACTGGCCTTCGTGTTTTCACTGGCTACAAGAACATCTTCTTGCAAATAGCCATTAATACCAAGAGTGGTAATATCTGATTCAGCCGCCTTAATCTGTTCGTCCGTATAGGCTTTAAAAGTCTTGCCTGAAAGATCAAACTTCACTGCTGTACCGGCAGGAATCTTGCCAACCGCAACCCAATCGGAAATGTTACTCACCATACCACCGCCCGGATAACGGTGACGGATTTCACGCCACACTTTACGGGCATGTCCGTATTTCACGGTGTTCACATCAAACGTGTTACCCATTGTTCCCATACATTTATTGTTTTAGAGTTAATAATTTCAATTCTTCTTCCAGCCTTCCTTCTTGCCTTTACGTTCAAAGTATCTGCTGGCTGCATTGTGTTGTGTTCCACCTGAACCGTCAGAAGTTCTTGGGGCGGTGCCATAACCCCTGCACGCCTTATATTCTGCATCATATTTCGGCAGAAATTCAGTAACCAGTTCATCCACAGTTTTCTTGGTATCGAAAGTTACCCCTTGTAAGGTCTTGCTCAACACATAATCATCATTCGCTTGTTTGGCCTTCATTGCAGCCGTAACCTTCTTCAACAAATCAGCTTGAACCTTTTTGCTGTCTTCCGCGTCTAAACGTGCTTCCAGTTCTTTCAGTTTCTTCTCCAGTTCATCATCGTTTTTCGGTGGTACCGGTGGAGTTGGAGGTGTCGGGGGAGTCGGTTGGGGCTTATAGTTTTTCTTAAAGTCCTCAACTCTGGTTGCGACATCATGGTTGTACTGTCCTTGCATCCCTTTCAGAAAATTCACAGCCTTGTTCCAATAAGCCTCGTCAGGCTCCGAACCTTCGGCTATGGGATTAAGTTCTACATACGTCTGTAATGTCTGCGGTGAAAAACTGGTTTCTCCAAGTTTCTCACTTAATGTGGATAAGATTTTTTCTTGTTCCATCGTGTTTATTTTGTGTTTATGTTGAATAAAAAAAGAGTCAGACAATGCTTTTTGCATCAATCTGACTCTTTGGTCTTATTTTCCATTTAATAGTGGGCAGTATTGGACTCGAACCAATGAAGACGAAAGCCAATAGATTTACAGTCTATCCCGTTTGCCACTTCGGTAACTACCCGTTTTGCGGAAGCAGAAGGATTCAAACCTCCGAAGCCTTTCAGCTTGCCTCTTTAGCAAAGAGGTGGTATCGTTCACTCACCCATACTTCCAATATGCGACCTACAAGATGTCTCGGTGAAACCACCGCATTTCCCTTGTATTTCGGACGTTATTCATTCTGTGTAGCGTATCAGAGAATCGAACTCTGGTTTCCACCGTGAAAAGGTGACGACCTAACCGTTAGTCGAATACGCCATTTGTTGAGATACAAGGATTTGAACCTTGAATAGCAGAACCAAAATCTGCTGTGTTGCCATTACACCATATCTCAATATGCGCGAAGAGAAGGACTCGAACCCCCGACAATCAGGTTTGGAATCTGACGTTCTTCCAACTGAACTATCTCCGCTTCATTGCGCCCGGTGATAGAATCGAACTACCGACCTTTACATTAACAGTGTATTGCTCTACCAATTGAGCTAACCGGACAATATACCTATACTCACCTAACCTGCGATACCCCATTTCAGCGTACCTGTGGGAATTGAACCACACCGTATAGGTTTTGTGGAAAGAGATGAAATCGAATCACCTTAACCGGATTTTCAGTCCGGCGCATACACCACGTCTGCCATCTTTCCATATTCTCCCTTTATCCCCATACGCCACATCGAAGGGAGAAACAATGCGGCAACTCCAACTATTGTTGCGGAGATTCGACTCGAACGAATGACCTTTGGGCTATGATCCCAACGAGCTACCAGCTGCTCCACTCCGCGATATTATCCTGAAAACTACTTTGTACCCACAATATCCACATTTATGTAGTTCTTGCATCTACGACACTTCACTCTCAATATAACAACACCATTGACATAGCTTATATCAGTTAGTTTCTGACCGCATATCGGACATAAAACTATCTTGTTGTATATTTCCCTTTGATCTGCATCTTTATCCGCACTAATTTTTATCATACTCCATGTTTTCGTTGCAAATATATGTACTGGATTTCTTTTCTCAAAACATTTTTGATATTATTTTCTATTAAAATGTAGAAAATAATACTCTTTATGCGTATTTTTGTACTGCAATATTAGAATCAGAGCTTATAGGCCGGTCTCCACATGTGTAATGTGAGGATCGGTTTTCTTTTTATGGAGAAATATAGTGGAATAAAAACGGTTAATGCCAGTTTGGTGCTTGATTATGAATATATCCAAATGTTAAGGGACGCGGATAGGAAAATTCCTAATCCGAATAAGATAATCGCACAAGGTGGAGGGCAGGAAAACATGCTCTCCACCCCGGCTGATATTACCATCTGTGGGGGATGCCGTGGAGGAAGTAAAACTTTTACTCTTCTTATGGAAACATTGAAAGATATAAAAAATAAAAACTTCCGTTCTGTGCTTCTCCGGCATGAGATAGACGATCTCTCTGATATGGTAGAAACATCATCCACCTTATATGATGATTTTGGGGAATACAACAAGTCCAAAAACGACATGCGCTGGAATTTCTATAAAGGTGGATTTTTAAAATTCAGCTATCATGCTGACACACTTGACGATTTCAAAAAGCGTTTTCAAGGTAAACAGTTCGCATATATAGGTGTGGATGAAATAACCCACATGGAATATCTCAAATTCAAATACCTTATCACTTGTAACCGTAACGCCTTTCATATCCGTAACCGCTTTATCGGAACATGTAACCCTGATCCTGACAGCTGGGTTGCAAAATTCATTGACTGGTGGATCGGAGAAGATGGTCTTCCAATCCCGGAACGTGATGGCAGAGTCCGGTATTGTTTTATGGACGGGGACAATGTTTCAGGTATATATTGGGGAGATACCCGTGAGGAAGTATATGAGCAATGCAAGGATATTATACACGCCTACTGGAAGCCGGAGTATGAGCAATATGGCACACCACAAGAACTGTTTATCAAGTCGGTTACTTTTATTGAAGCAAAACTTTCCGATAATGTAAAACTGATGTCTTCTGATCCGACCTATTTGGCTAACCTTGTCAACCAGTCAGACGAACAACGCGCACGCGATCTTGACGGTAACTGGAAATACAAAGCTGCCGGAGATGATATAATAAAGCTGACTCACATGGAAGCCTTATACCGCAATTCCATGCAGATAGGTGATGGAATACGCCGGGTATCATGTGATGCGGCATTTGAGGGTGGCGACAGTCTTGTCATGTGGCTGTGGGAAGGATGGCATATAAGAGACATATTTGTTTGCAAACTTGACAGCAAGAAAACAGTCGATACCGTAAAAGCGATGCTGGAAGAATGGCATGTAAGAGAAGAATGCTTCACCTATGACCTTAACGGACTCGGACAAATATTCAAAGGCTTTTTCCCGAATGCAATCCCATTCAACAACAAAGAAGCCGTGGAAGAGAAATTCAAATACATCTATGCGAATTTAAAATCACAAGCGGCATATCTGTTCGCACAAAAAATTATCAACCGGGAGATTTCCATTGAACCGACTCTTCTTGAACGCAAGTTCTCCGGCAAAGGGTTTGAGAAAGTTCCCCTTAGACAGATTCTCGACAAGGAAAGGAAAGCGATACGAAAGGATGAAGACAGTGAAGAGAAAGGCTGGACTATTATCAAGAAGATTATAATGAAAAAATTAGTAGGTCATTCTCCCGACTTCATAGAAGCATTGCTTATGCGAATGATTTTTGAAATTAAACATAAACGCAAACACATAAAAGGTTTAGGATTAATATGATAGCAGAGATTCTTACAAAAAAGCCTTTTGCAAGGGTTACTCCCGAAGGTTACTTGCAAGGCAGGATTACGAGCGATTTAAGAAACGCATCGTTCACAAACAACAGTGATAGGCTGACATGGCAGCTCATTTCGCAGGCTGATTTTATCCGTGAGTTTTATCCTTCAGGGCACAAGATCAATTCGGAATTGTTTTACCCGGACAGACTGAAATATGACGAAGAGAAGAAACGGTTCTTCCGGGAGAAAGTATTCCGTGCTTCTTTTCCCTTTCAGATGATAATCACTATCCAACAACTTGTACATCTATGTGGCAATGACATTCATCATGAGCTGACCGATACCAAAGTTGATGAAAGTTCACGGGAAATATTTCTCGAATTTCAAAAAGGATGGCTGGATAAAAATATGGAGATTGCATTTTACGAATATGCCAAAAGTGTAAAAATAACGGGAGATGCAGCAATCGTATTCTATATGAATGAAGGCAAGGTGTTCACCAAGAATCTCTCCTATTTTGATGGTGACACTCTTTATCCTCACTACGATTCCATAACCGGTCAAATGACACTGTTTGCCCGGCGATACAGCGACTATGACGAAGAGGGAAAGGAACTCATTTCTTGGGTGGAAGTGTGGGATAATAAAAAAATGTACCGTTACCGGCAGGATAAAAGGGGAATAGCCGGAGCAATAAACAAAGTGAAACAGTATTTCGGTATTGAAGGATATACATTAGTGGAAGAACACGATCATGGATTTACCGAATGTCCGGTTGTATATTATCGGGACAAACACGGTGCCTGCTGGAGCTTTTCACAAGATAATATCGACAAGTACGAACTGGCTATTTCCCATTTGTGTCAAAACAATATGGCATACGCATTTCCAATCATGTTACTTAAAGGTGAAGATGTTGAGATTCAGGGAGATATGTATGGTGCGGTAAAAGCTATCACTATGGGGAAGGATGATGATGCAGGCTTTATGAATCGTCCCGAAGCATCACAATCATTTGAACTTCAAATTAATACATTACTTAAAATGATTTTTATGGGGAGTTTTGTTGTCATGCCTCCCGAAGTAAAGTCAGGAGATTTACCGGGTGTTGCTATCAAGCTGATCTATTCACCATCTTTGGAAAAAGCCATGATTGACTGCAAGGAATTTGACGAATCAATAGACAAAATGAAACGGCTGTTCCTGCACGGATATGGAACAGAAAAAGGCCAACTTACCAAATTCCTCAATTTGAAAATTTTTTCGTGGGCAGTTCCATACGTCCACCAAAATGCAGCCGAATTGGTATCGAACTTGGTACAATTAGTCGGTGCCGGTATTTTATCAAAAGAAACCGGCTCGGAAGAATCCGGCTATGGAAAAAACAATGAATGGGATCGTATCATGCGTGAATATAAGGAACAGCAACAAGCTGACTTGCTATATCAACTGAAAATCAAGAAAAATGAAAATAAAGAGGGTAATGCAAAATGATCTGTACCAACGCGGAGCGCGAAAGCAATCCCGTACTCCGCGCTCTGAATCCAATGTAACTATACATTAGGAAAAGCCGCCTCTGCCTACATAAAATAGACAGAGGCTTTACTTTTTCAACAATTTGGTTGATAAGCTTGTGTTATAACAAGTCAGCTTCTACATTGCAAATGTAATGAATGAATTGAATATGACACTACTTTCGATACAATTTTTTATTATAAGGCTTTCGAGGATATTTCCGGTTAAGCTTCTTTTGCAGATCATCATTGATACTTTCATTCAGAAGGATTTTAGAATTTAGCACCCGGACTTCTCCAGTAAGTTCCATAATAGTTTTAGATTGTGTCGCATTTTGTTTTGAAAGCTCAACATTGGCAATAGCCAGTTTGCTGCATTCTGATGCAAGATGATTGAGTTTCTTTGTGCTGATTAATGATAATCCAAACATAATATTCTGATATTTAGTATGTTAAATAATTATATTGCTGATACGGGAACGGCAAAGCATTTACAATGACCGTGATACGGTGGTAATTTGTCCCATTCCACATGAAATCCGACTTCATCGTCACAAATGTTACAAGGATAGGAGCTGCCACGCATGACAAAGAACCCTACGGCTCCACAGGCTTTAGCCTGCAATTCCCAATGCTTCATCCAACCCTCTGCCACAGCATACTCCGTCAAATCTGACAGTGCAGTCCAAGAGCTTACAGTACGTCCTACTCCAAAAGACTCCTGAACACCGAGTCTTGAAATAATCGGATAACCCTTTGAAATAGCTCTCTGTACGTGCTCATTAAGCAATGGCGTTTTTACCGACTGCCTGATAGATGAAAGTAATTTGTCTTTGGAAAGGTTCAGTAGTAATCCGGCGGCAATGGCCGTTTCAACCTCCTTTGAAAACCGGTCAACATATTCTCTTGCACGTTGTGTGAAGGTTTTGCCGTATGATTCTCGCGTTATACATGTTATGATTGCATCCTTATTATCCTCATGTGTCGCTACTGCCAAAGTATAAGTATAGTCTTCAATTATTTCAAGAAGGGATAAAATAATGGCATCCACTTCCTCCTGCAACTGTCTGTTTGCTGAAAAACGGAATAGTTCAGGGCTGATCTTGTACCGGTATGAAATATCTATAATTTGCTTTGCCGCCTCGATCATTACAATTTGAAGATTGGTACGCATGGATAGCTCCGCATCCAGACGTTGACGGAGGTATTCTTTGGCCTCTTCAATTTCCTTATCAGTCGGTACCCTCATTTTTATGTTCCTCCTTAATACCTTCCTTGATACTATTCATGTTTCTCTCTTCTTCCAGTATCTTGGCATCATCTTCCGGTGATACTGGTTGCTGCAAGCCTCGTAGCCGTTCGGTAAGATCAGAATAGCTTTTAAAAAACTCTTCCATAAACTTAACGTCAGGGGTTGCATTACTAATAAGGAAACATACTTTGATCCATGTTTCCAAATATTCACGAAGTTCCTTATTGTTGGTTAACTCCCGAATCCGGGAAAACATTCCGTTATCATCCCGAAAACGCATACTCCAAAAACCTGACACTGCCTTAATACTGATCCAGTCATGTTCACTACCATTATCCCTCGTAACAATAAAGTTACCTACCTGAATACCATTTGTTTTTTTGCTCATAATCCTATTTTTAATTTACGTTCAAATCTATCTCCAAGATTAAAAAAGTATTCCTTACCGTAAGAGTTTATACGTTCTTCATCCGATGATACTTTATTCATTTCATGAATCAAGCAACTATACCTATCATCATCAGGAAGAAGCCCTTTGCACTCTTCTCTGATATAAATATGATGCTTCCCATTTACCCAATAAAATTCAGAGAGAAATCCACCAAGAAGCATTTCAATCATTTTTTGGTGTCTGACAGACAATTCTCCTTGCACTGCTATATCCATTACAATGCTCTTACCTTCTATTGTCTTCAATTCACATGAATAGTTCAAGGCCCGAAGAATAGACATCAGCTCAACACTTAACTCTATGTGATTCATATTTTTCATACTTTTACTATTTCAAATTCATCTGCATGTTTCTTACCAATCCAATCCCGTTTCTGATTTTCAGTTGCGCTTTCGTAGATTCTTCCTCGCTTAGACAAATGCCTTTTCCTAAAAATACCTTCTTCTCCAAGTTTGTCATAATCTCTTCTTGAAGGGGATAATCCCTTTGCCCTGCAAAAGAACAATCCCGTTTCCTTGTGTCTAAATTTTACTGCCATGCTTATTCCTCCCATGGATTTTCGTCTTCTTCCTCAACGTAAATCCGTTTTAATTTGTCTGATACTTCTTCAAGCTCACGCTTCATTTGATTTACATGAAATCCAGCTGGCATAGGGATTTCCAATGCTCCCCGTAGGTTATCTATTTTTTCAATAACCTCTGCAAATTCATCCGGTGCGATCATACTATTTGGTTCTTATTTTTAATTGTTTGATAATCTTCTCCACAGCGTCCAAGTCAAAAACAGTTGTTCTCTTCTCCATGTGGTACGTCCCCTCCAGTTTCTTCTCCCGGAACAAACGCTGGACTTGATAAATGCTCAATGACAAGCAGGCCGCAAGCCCTTCATGGGTATAAGCGTATCGTTTGCCATCTTGATAAACCGGTTTAGCGATCCTTTGCTTATAGTTACCCCGTAGGTCTTCCCGTTTCTCATAATAGAGTTTTTCCGTCAAGGCTGTTCCATACAAACCATACACCTGACCATTCGGGGTTCTTTTTTTACGATAACCGGCTTCCGAAAGAATACGTCCGAATACTGTCACATTCTCTTCTTTGGCATTATTGTCCCTACACCATTTGCAATATTTCCGGTACAGAATGGCCGAAGACATCCATTTGGGTTCAATATCGGCAATTTCCTCATAGCGGCACAGATAGTTCATTTGATACATGAACTTCATTACGGTACTACTTTCCGACTGATATTCATCCATGACATTTTCAAGCTCCTTACTGTCTGTCAACTTATAACCATTGGCGATAAAACGGTCACGTCCTTCCAATATCCAATTGAATATAGCTGGGTATTCGGCCTCCAAATCCCGTGACAGTTCTTTTTTCTGCCGGGCTTTGGGTATCTCCACCTCAAAGGGAATAATGCAAATACGCCGCCTCATTCCATAGCTCCAGTCTTTCAAATACGGCATTTGGTTGGCATTTGCCATAAGCAGGGGAATATTGTAAGCAGTGAAGTTATCGCCATAGATAGGCCGGGCTTCGGTAGGTTCACCACTGATAAGGCTCTTCAACGTGTCACTATCCTTACCAAACTCTAACGCTTGTATTTCAGAACAGTAGTTCAACCGCTTGCCATTAATGAAAGCGATATTTTTTTTTCTCTCATTTCCAGTAATCAATGCACCTATGCCGAAATTGCTGACATTCTCCCGGCCAAGTATGCCCATGATCGTTTCAAAGACTACACTTTTGCCATTGGAGCCGGAGCCACGAAGAACAAGCATAGTTTCCATTTTCGCCACACGCCGGTCAACAAAAATACTTCCAAGAAACTCCTGCAAAACTTTTTGCATGTTTTTGTCCGGCAAAACTTCATCCAGGAACATTCTCCAAAGAAAGACATGCTCTTCCGGCTTGTAGTCATAGGGAACGCATGTAGTCTGTACCCAACGGCGGTTGAAAGAATGTGCACGGCGAGCATTCATATCAAACACACAGTTATTGAACACCACAATGGCATTATCAGGCTTCAAGGCTTTTCCTGCCACCACACGCTTACAGACTTTCAGTACACCCTCCACACGGGAATAATCACCATTGGGCATTTTGCATTTACGCATCAAGTCATATATCAGGTTACCAAAATCATCCCATGCCATCTCTTCATATATCCGGCCACTGAAATAGTAAGGAGTACCATTGAACTTACAAATCGAAGATCGTATAATGGCTGCACGCATCAAGTCCTGCACAGCGTCAACACGCGCTGCACTTTTGGACTCTTGTAAGGCGGCATCCAGTTTCTCGCCTTTCATAAGCCCAAAGACCTCATTTAACAACTTCCTATACTTTCCCGACTCCATTTCAGTCTTTAAATTTACCAGTCCTTACCTGATTGATACAGTCAGCAACCCATCCAACAAGATACGAGAATGTTTCCTGATTAGCTAAATCCACTTTTGCACCTATAATCAAATATGTTCATCGCTATATGTGAACTTTCATGAGCGATATTTGCTATAGTAATGGCATTCTTACTTTCAAATCGGACAAGAATACCACCCAAATTTCGCAGTTTATCACGAACACAGTCCACAATGGCATCAGCAGTATCATCCCATTCACTTACACCTTCAAATCTATCTGAAAATGTATCTGTACTGACTGCAACCCACAACTTGCGTGGATATATCACCGGATCAAACTCATGTATTTTCATAAAATATCATTATATATTCAAAAACAAGTGTTTTTGATAGTTTTATGCCTATTTTCAGGCCGTTTTACGCCACAAATATAGTCTATTTTCTACATAATTATCATATAAATACTATTATTTTCTACTTAAAATATAGAATAAACACGTGCTTTTGAAGGCTTTTTTATCATATTTTGTATTCATAGCACCATTCAATATAAGTAATCATAAAATATTGGCAAACAAAGGATAACGACTCTATTTCAATAGGAAATACAGATGGAGCATTCTCTCTGATATGTATGGTTTATGTAGGGTTTTAAAGGCAACTATACATATATAACATATTGAAATACAAATCAATGGAAAAATAGTGCATAGTATGTATAGTTTTTTATGCAAACCATATTATATATATTTTTTTCCATACGCAATTTACATATAAACTATACATACTATACATTAAATTTCCATTGACCTAATAATGAATGATTTACACATGTATAGTTATGAAGTAAACTATACATATACTATACATTTTCAGAAGTAAAACTATACATCGGACATTCACTTTTGTAATTTATCATTGGAAAAGCCTTAAAAACATCCATTATTGGCTCCAAAAAAGAAAAAAAAATAAAAATCTTGACCGGGATTGAAACATGCTTGGTGTCTTGGGTAGCCGGGGGGGGGTGCCCTCCCTGCTTTCATTATCCAGTTGACCGGCAAAGAAGGAGAAAAGCCGCGCTTTGCCTTGATTCTCTTTATATTATACCTATAATATTAAATATTATCCGGCTTTTCCGCTTCTTCTGCTTTCCGCTTTGCTCGATCAGCTATAAAAAGGCTGCATCTATAACACTGCAAAGGCAGATAATAATGTACTGTTTCCTCTTCTTCCGTATTTTCGTCCTTCTTCATCTGTTGTAAATCGGCTATTTTCATTAATACATCTGCACGATCTTTCCCC